TTCAAAATTCACAAATAGTTCTACTCTGTTGTTGTTATCACGTTTCAATACCTCTGGGCTGCCCCGGGCTTTGATGAGCAGGTACCTGGTCCCAGACAATTCTTGTTCATGCAATCCGTGGAGTTTCTGTATAACCTCCCCAATCTTTATCCTAGCAGCCGTATAGCTTTTGTTTCGCACCCTCACCTGCAGGCCGGGATATTCGCCGTTCCAATGCAAGTCCGGAGGTGAACCGGCATACTCAAACAGAACAACACAGTTGTCCGGCTGGTCTGGCATCAGTCCCAAAAACAAATTAGTCCCAAGGGTACCTATTCCCTTAGACTGAAGGTATGTGCCTATTTCTTTTAACATATCGGCATCACCTCACTTTGCTTTTTCTAAGGCCTTTTTTGTTTGTTTGTCAGCATACTTTAGGACCTTTTGCTTGTTCCGGTTAAACGGATCTTCTAGATACTTTGCCTTGCCGCCCAGAGGATGGTTATATCCAAGCTCTTCATGCTGTCGCCGGGCGTATGGCGTATTGAAGCTGATATATACCGCCTTCTCCTTGCCTTCCGGACCGGGAAATGCATCCTTCATGTCGCTCCCGGATTCAGCAGCTTTATATACCTGTATCCCGTCCGGCAGCGCCCCAACGGTTACGGTACCGCTGCGGCGTAAAGTCCCGGTATCAATCGGCGTTTCATCCATAGCCTCCGTGAGTATAGCCTCTGCTCCGGTCCGGAGTGCCTTCAATCCTGCTTCCTCTGCTATTTTGACCGCCTCTTTGATGCGCCATTTATTATTTGCCATCAGACCGCCACCTCTCTGTGAGCTTCCTTGCCATCCAGACCCGGAACCGTAGATACAGCAATCACCGGCCACCTGCGCCCACCGAATTCAAGCTCATCTCCCGGCTTCACGGTTTCAGTACAAAATACCCGAGCCTCTGATACTACTTCCCGTCCTTCGTTGTCCCGGACCAACCTACGTTTACCTTCCCAGCGGACCTTGATTGACTTGCTGCTGGTTGATGGTTCGCCATATTCGTTCATGCCAGTGACATAGTACCATATGGCGATTTGGTTTAAATAACCTTTAATCATGTGATATTCACCACCCCAATCAACCACGGCCGGAGCAATTCCTTTGCTTCCTGGCTCAACAAGCCCCTACCAGCACCTACAGTATAGCTTTCGCTCATGTTGCCAAGCGTGAACGACTGTACTCCCTCCTGCTGCAATTTCCTCCGCTGACTGTTGCCACGCTCAAGCATGGTCAATGCTTCCTCACAACAGGCTTCCTTCACAACTTCTGGGACCTCGGTGTCTGGGTACCTGGGAAAGGCCAGCTCCTGCTCCGGATTAGTCTTTCTACCTTTCAGGAGTTGCCTGTCAATTGCTCTTGTTGCTTGCTTGAGGGCTTTTTCTTTTGTGTTGTCGTCTGCTTCGAACCAGCTTTCGGTGTGGAGACGGTTATTGAAGTATTCGTCTGCGTATTCGATTGTACAGTAGCTTTCTGACATTGCGTATTTGCCTCCTTCTTGGCTTTTTCTGCCTGCTCCCTGCGCATGCGATTAAATCCAGTTATATCAACTGTCATAATATCACCTCAAAACATAGAGAGGGGCCATGCGGCCCCCTTATTCTTCCGCAACTGTTATAATGTCATGTTCCTCCACCTTGACCGCATAGCCACAAATTGTTTTGTTGTCTCCGGCCACAGTCAATGCAACATCTTCTTCATCCACCCAGGTGCCACCGTAAGTTAGCTTAAGTTTTAATATCCCGTTTTCAAATTGTAGGTCTTCGTCCACATCGGCACCTGCTGTCCCTGGGTCCTCTTCGTTAATGGCAATTGTGCCTGAGCCTGAACCATTAACGGCCTTTACGTTGAGTATACCATTATACCAGGTCAGCACTTCATCAGCGTTATTGACAACTTGGACGGTTACATCTTGTACAAAACCGTCCATGTCTCCAGGTGCCACTTCCAGGGGGTCAGCAGGGAGGATGTTTAGTTTAACATCCCCGCTGGCCGCGTCCTCTAACCCCTTCAAGTGATCGTAAAACTCGTTCGGTGTGTAGGTGAACCTTTTTAGATAGTCTAAAAATCTCATCTCATCACCCCTTAACTCTGAGATACAGCAGCAATGCGGTGTTTGAACTGCACTATTCTTACGTTCTTCGGCTCATATACCCTCTTCCAGTTCTCGTAGTTGGCAAGATCGGTGTTGCTTGGAGTTGCACCCGTCACAACTTCAT